AAATAATTCATTTTATAAGTCCAAAGTTTTTGATAAAGAGCAGAGTCTCCACCAAGTCGCATTGCACTAATAATAGTATCCAACTCTTTGTCATTAATTGGCAAGTCCATTAGGTAAAAAATGAATCAAGGTTTACAGTTTTTTCTACTTCCCATCCAATTGAATCTAAAATAGATTGAAGGGGGTCTACAAAACTTTTCTCAAATTGTAGTTCATAATCAATATATTTGTCAAGGTTAAGTTCCTTTGGAAAATCTGAAATAAAGGAAATAACATTCTCCTGAATAATATTTGGTTTTTTAAGAAAAATATATTTAACCTTCTCACCGTTATTAATAAGTGAATATTTATTGGTTAGTTTTTTTTCCTTTATGTAATGATTAAACAGAAGGGCACCACGAATATGAATAGGAGTTTTGGATGCGTAAATATTTGATGGCGAATAATATTTACGAACATCGGATGCCGTTCTTGGGAAAGCAATTTCTTCTGGGGGAAGACTTTTAAACTTTTGACGACAATTATCAATAAAATCAATTACCTCATCTTCAGTTCCACTCATCATCAATTTCAGAGCATCCTTAATCATCTGACGACAAGGTGCAGGAGTTGAAGATTTAACTGCCTCAATACCCATCATTTTAAGTTTAGGTTCAGTATATCTCACACCCTCACTATCCCAGACGTTCAGAATATAACGCTTTTTGGCAGTCCAGATTCCACGGTCGGCAATATTTTCCCGCTTCATCTGCATCTTCTGGTCATAGGCATTCACATACTCTGCCAGTTCTTGGTAGCAACTTTCAATATATTTTTCAAGTTCCACCTTACAGATCTTATCAAGGAACGAAACAACGCCTTCAGTAGTTTTCTCTCTTCCCTTGTATACAGTTTCAACCAGAGGACCCATATGAAGATAAATGGAGTCAGTATCAGAAGCAATAACATAATCAACATCCTTTGTCTTAAGAACTTTATTCAGATAAGAATTCATCTTACTCTCAATCCAACGAATCGCAACTTGACCCGAAAGAGTAATTGCTTCGGCATTTACTAGTTTAAAATAACGGAAATACTGATTCCCGATAGCACCATAAGCAGAGTTAAGAGAAATCTTTTTTGCCATTTGGATGTTGTTACATCTTGCAATTTCTTTCTCAAGTTCTTTTGACTTTTTCTTCTCATATTGTTTTTTTGCCGCAATCATTTTCTCTTTGAAAATAACACGGTCATTATACATTTTCTCCATAAGTTCTGGAAGAAAACCACGAATATCCTTACGGTACATCGCACCATTAGGACATACTGCATAGTCCTTATACATTTCAAAGGTAAGTTCTTGATTCAAAATTTTATCCACGGTTACACTGGGATGCCTTTCTTCAACAAGGGTTTCGGGACTTACATTAAATTGCATAATCAAATGCGGATAAAGGCTGTTTAAGTCAAAATTAACCACCCAATCATACTTTCCGGGAATTGGTTCCTTTACATATGCACCGGCATACTTGGAGTCCTTATCAGTCTTTTCTTTAGGAGGAATGGCAATATTTCTTTTCTTCAGGTAATTGTAGATAATCGTATCCCACATTCTTACCTGCGAAAATACATCCTCATAGTTGACTTTACCGTCATATGCCATCGTAAGAGCAAGTTCAATCAGTTTCATCTTGTCTTCCAAACGGTCAACAAGTTCTACGTCAATAATGTTATACTCTACGAATTTCTGCCAGCCTTTAGTATAGAAGTCCTTGAATGTATCAAACTCAGAGTGATCCAGTTTCTTCTGCCCCAGTTCTACTTCGGCAATATAATCCAGACGATAAGATTCCTGTGTCTTATAGGTAAACTTCTTATAGAGTTTAATATAGTCAAGTTGACTTATACCACCAATATCATAGGAGATATGTTTTCTTCCAGAAATGTAAACTTCATCCTCGGTGACAAGACCCCAAGGAGACATACGCTTCATTAACTTTTCACCTAAAATCCTATCAAGACGGCGAACAAGATAAGGAATATCGTACAGTTCACTATTCCAACCAGTCACAACCTCTGGAGTATTATCCTCCATCATCCACCAGTGAATAAAGTCATTTAACAGACTATATTCATCAGAAAATGCTCGGTAAGAAACATTTGATTGGTTATTATTGAACTTACCTTGACCCCAAGTACGAATTTGCTTTGTATTATAATCTTGAAGAGTAATGAGTAATATCTCTTCGGCAGCATTTTCCACATCAGGAAATCCATTTTCTGATGCGACCTCAATATCAATCGTTGTTAGTTTGATTTTGCCGATATCAAACTTAATTTCATTTTCAGGATATTTGTCGGAAATATACTGATAGATGTATTTGTCATTCCCATAGATTTTGAAGTTTTGTACATCAGTATATTTTTTAATAAACTCTCTACAATCTCTCACAGAACCTGGTTGAATAGGTTCCACATATTCTCCCTGAAGTGTTGTATATTTGGTTGGTTTTTTAGAAGGCACAAAAAGAGTCGGAGAAAACTTCTCACGGGTCATAAAATGTTTACCATTTTCATAACCACGAACCAAGAAGTGGTCTCCGACCATTTGGACATTTGTATAAAATCTTTGAGACATCAGGCAGTTAATTCAAGATACTTTTTAATAATTTCTGGTTTTGGATCTACAATAGTAAGAATACTATCCGAATGAATCATCATTTCTCTTTGCTCTGTAATATCAGGCCAAGGAGTTAGATTACCTCGAATATCGATTTTATAAGGATTAATGAGTTTACAATCTGGTTCTCCAAGTTCGGAACCAATTTCAATAATCTCAGTAACAATTACGTTATCAACTTTCAGTAAAAGACACTTGATCGATTTGTCCATTTAATTTTTCCTCATACATTTCTTTAATAGACTTGACTGGTTCAACAATAGTTACAACCCAATCTGGACGAACTGGAATCTCATTATCACTTGAAAAAAGAATCCAAGAAGAAAATGTTACACTTACTGTACCATCTCCAGGTTCTAATTGTTCTTCTGTCAAAAAGATTGAATTACTGACCTGCATTTTATGCGGATTCGTAAATAAATATCCACATACTTTATCTTCAGAAATCAATTCCTTAATATCGGCAATTACTGATTCTCCAGATTTTAATAGAGCAATTTTTACGGACATTTTTAATTCTTCTCTCAACTTATTATAGCACAAAAAAAGGGGAGGTGCAACTAGATTTTGCCAGTTGCCTCCCTGCGCCGACGATATTCAGTACTATTTAGTCTCCACCAGAATCACCAGAAGACCCTCCGGAACCACTATCAGTATTCAAAGCACAAACTTTCTTTTTTGGTGCCATAGCATATTTTACGGTTCTTCCATAACAATTTTCTTTGGTTGGTAGAGGGGGATTTCCAAAATCTCCAACCTTTTCTATAAATTGTTGAAAAGTTTTCATCACCCAACTAACTTTTTCTTTATTTAGATATTTAGAGGTAGTCTTTACGAGAATGATGTTCCGGAACAATTTTACCTAGTCGAATGGTAAGTAGTCCATCTTCAAAGGTGACTTCTCGGACTTCTGTGTCGTCTGATAAAGTCCACACTCTCTTGAAACTTCTGCTAGCCAGACCCTTGTGGATAAACGTCCTATCCGATTCTGTATCTGATTTTTGCCCCTCGACAAAAAGTTTTCCATACTCGGTGAAGACATTTACTTCCTCCTTTTTAAATCCGGCAAGAGCAATCTCTAAATGAGATTCTACATTATTTACCTGAATTAGATTGTATGGTGGATAGTTATTTGTAGTTTCGTGAAGATTGAATAGACGGTCAAAATATTCATCCATTCCAATACTATTGCGAGTAATTCTTTCCATTAAGGCAGGAAGATCAGACGCAGTAAACCGTGATGTTGCAAGGTTAGTCATTATTGTAGCTCCTTTAAAAGCGAGGTTTGATTGTGTGATCCCTATAAGGCGATCATTAATAATTATAATAGAAAGCATAAAAAAGCGGGTCGTGAAACCCGCTCTTTATCATTCGGTATCCTCTACCTTTTTCTTTTTAGCACCAATATTGTATTTGGTCTCCAAAATCCAATCTCCCTTGTCCTTATAGGCAAGGACTTTAATTTGGTTCAAAGGTGCAATATCTTGAATCTTACTCACATCCACAATAGTAATCAGACCCCAATCTGCAAGAAGTTGAGCAATACGATTACGACGTTGAACATCATTTACGGTTAGATTAGCGTGTTTGCCATCCAGTGCGAAAAGTTCTTTAAAATGCACAAGGAAATAACGACCTTGTTTATGAAGAATATGACAAGACTGATAGATTTTCTTTTCCTTTCTTGAAGCAACTCCGATACGGGTCAAAGTCTCACGAACCTTTAAAAAGTCATCAGGTTCATTAAGAATCACTTCCACCATTTGATCGGGCGTCCACTTTACTTCAGGTTCTTGAACGACACTCATTTTGTTCCTCCAGTTTCAAATTTCGATTTTATAAAAGTAAGTTGTTCTTTTGTAAGAATCCTCAAAGCCTGTTTTGCCTTTTCATTACTATAACCATAGTAACGTTTAACATAATCAAGATCTTTGATTGTATCTTTACGGAGCCAGGGAGAATATCTCTTCTTTTTCCTCAGACTATTTATAAAAAAGTCATATTGCATCTTTTTCGGGAGGAATGAATACATATTCATTTCATTAGCAAACATAATACAATCAATTTCCCCAGAAAGACACCGATTGATAATATATGAATTGTATTCTTTCTCTAAAGATGGATCCTCATCAATTAGATTTTTCTTCGTTTGATTGATTGAATTTAACCAATCTTTAAGTTCAGTCATCAATCAAACCCTCTTTCTTCAATCTATCATAATTATAACATCCATCAAAACTAAATTGTATTTTAGGATCTTTGGTATAATTAAAAAGCAAGAGTTCTTTACGTTGTTTTTGCTCACGCATATATTCACCCACGGAACGCATCGTATAAGTCAAATCAAACTCAGCAGCATTCCATTTTCCACCCAAGAAGCGATCTTTGACAAGTTGATCGGTATTATAACTTACCAACATATCCATATTATTGGAATTGCAATCAGCAGCAAACTTATCGTGATCAAATCTTTTGTGCATTGATCCTTTATTCCCATAGAGATTATCCTTAATATCATAAGGAGGATCAAGATACATAAAAGCACTCTTGTTTCCATCCATCAGATAATCGTAGGAGTAATTAGTTATACGCCAATTAGCAATTAACTTTGAATACTCAGGAAGTTTTTCAATACCTCTCAATGAGAAATTGCTATTTGATGCTTGTGGAGAAAAAGAAGAACTTTCGGTAAGACCACTAAAAGAACATTTGTTAACAATATAGAA